TTCTTTGCTTGATTTCTAACTGTGTCTAAAAATCTACCTTCATCAGATCCATTAATTACATAATAATCTGCTCCAAGTTGATGACACAATGCCTTTGCTACTGTGGTCTTACCTATGCCTGGCGGACCTGACAACAAAAGATTAGGAATAGATCCTTCATTTAGAAACTCTCTAAATGTCTTTTTGATTCCTTCTGGAAGGATACATTCATCAATAGTTTTAGGACGATATTTTTCTACCCAAATAAATTCATCCGTCATTATTTTCCCTCAGCAACATGGATGGCCTTATTAACTCTAACAGAGCTTCGGCGTTATGTAAACCTTTCATCTGTGCCACATAGTCTTCCCAAGTTGCGATATCTGTTTCTTGGTCTATGTTAGCGAGGAGATTGATAACAGCAATCTTCCTTACGGTTTCGTCATCCATCTTACTGACAGTGTATTCACAATACTCTATCGCAAGTTCTTCTTTTGTTTTCATAATTAAAATCCTTTTGACTTTTTCTTAGTCTTTGGTTTGTCAATAACGTGTACAACGGCATCAAATGTTGGTTGATGGCAATTATTCCACCACCACTCTTGAACCTCATCCCATGATTCTACCACAATAGAACGGTCTTTGTAAACTATTTTATAGTGATGCCTCTCATAAGATTTGTTACTTGTCTGTGAGAAGTAACGTGGGTCATCCTTTTCAATTAACTTAGTCATAACCAATCTGGTTTTCTGGATGGGTCACGAAGATAATTAGATGCAGCCCAAGGTTTGCTCGATATATAACGTTTGTAAGCAGTAAAAGTGTCAATGCTTGTGTCATATTTAAACTCATCTGGCCCTGCGAAAGTAAATGATTTTGGTCTATATGGTCTAGGTGCAGGCGGAATGATTTCCGTTGCTTCTACCAATGTTTTCTCGCAACTATGAATCTTTCCATAGCGCCAAGAATATTCATTACAGAGAGCAAGACCATGTGCAAGTAACCACCATGTATTTTCTAGACTAGCATTTGCCCAGATTGTACATGGATGATTACGAAATGCACCCTTCTCTGTCTTGTATGGTTCACCATTGATACGGTGTAAATCACCATAGCCATGACCCCATTTCTTAGAACACACAATAGATAACATTTGACATGTTTCTAATGGCATCTTGACAATATGTTTGTCTGGTAGAACTCTAGCAGACAAAGTTGGTGATGGGTCAGTTACAAAAATATTCATTCAGATGCCCTCCATTGTTTTCTCATTCTAACATAATCCTCAGATTTTGCAACAATGTCTCTGACATGCTTAAATATTCTTGCTGACTCTGCATATTTACAAGTCATATGATCTGGTTCTTGGGGGCGTACATTTCCTTTATCATCGTATTTCTTTCCTGTGTGATGATTGGCATATCGCCTTGATCTAGTAAATCCCATCTCTAGGAATTTACGACACATATCCATACCAATAAAATCTCCAGCATCCCTATAATCTAGGTACATGCTGAAGATTTTGTTTGCAGATTTCACTGCTATTTTAGGAGTTTTGAATCTCCAATGATTACAAATAATGTTAGTATAAGGGCGAACCAGTAGAACTCCCTGTTCTCCCCTTCCAATACGATAAAGTTTGCGGTTCTCTTTAAGTGAAAAGTCAATCTCTTTGTAATCGAGGCCATAATCAAATTCTTTCATTCAAATTCTTTTTCTTTTCTGTTTAATAGCTAAGGTTGATATTATAGCTGCAGTTAGAAATACAACTGTTGCTGAGGCTAAAAGATACATAGGATTTATGTCAACATAAGGTTGTGGTTCCCATGTGCCTGGCAAAGTATAGACAGATGGATGTGATGCAAAAAACAAAATTAGCCCTCCCATGTAATATCAGGTTCTAAAGCTATATAGTAGGTCAAGTCATACTCAGCTGACTTAAATTGTGACAAAAGTTTACGAGAGATCTTAACCTCATATGTGCCTGGCACAATCTTGATGTTCTCTACTTTGAAATTCATGGAGAATGTTTTGTCTGTTTCGCCAACAACTATGGAGAAATCATTTGATGTATCATTCTTACGATCCAATACTACCATCTTGATTTCTTTACCATCCCCAATCACAGATAGATCTGTCAAGTGATATACACCAGCAGCCTTTAGTAAACGATCAAGTTGAGAACTTCTAAGAGTAAACTCTACATCTACAGAAGGAAGTGTGATTGATTTCTCAGGAGGAGAAACTATAACACTAGGGTCAGCGAAGAAATACTTTGATCTTTGTTTACCTTCTTTGATGTTTACGAAACTCTCGCCCGTAAAATTTAGTTCTGGTTCTTGAAATAATCCAAGTGAATTTAAGAACTGACTTAGATCATATACTCCAAAATCCTGTGGGAAGTCTTCATCTATATTTGCCTCTGCAAGGATGTTCTTCATAACACTTATAGTGCGAAGTTGATTACCTTGCTTGAAAAGAATAGATTGATTGATAGAAGCAAAGTTCTTAAGTAGGTTGATAGTTCTATCTGAAAGTTTCATCGGTATTTTAGTTGTTGTCATTAATGAAAGCGAAATGATGTAGGAGTGTACAATAGTGAATGGCCTTTAGAATATCTTTTTCATTCTTACCATCTTTTTTGCCGAATCTTGATAGATATTTGATTGCATTGGATCGGCAAAATGCTTCCGCATCTCCAATACTTTCTATAAGATCTAAGGTTTGAATATTACCCTTATCTCCAGTATAGTGCAATTCGTACGTTTTGGCGATATAATCCTCTGCTTGTTTAAGAATTATATCTTCCTCATACTTAAATGTTTTGGTTATGTATGGAGGAACTGTATTTTGTCCAAAGTGATGAGAATACTGATCATCTACATCAGCCATCCAATCTCCATAACAGGCAGAGGCAATTTCTTTCTCTGACTTTTGTGAAGCACTAGTTGTATTGTCGTGGGCGGCGGTATTCCCATAACCTAATGGCTCCACACCCATCATATGATCGAAGGCTTCTCCATAGAAATCATAATCATCACCATTACATGCTTCCTCATCAGGAACCTCTGGTGGCCATGGTGAACCTGGCGTCCATTCAAATCCTCCACTCTTTGCAATCCAATCAAGGTCTTTATCCCTTTTATCTTCAACATCACTCCAAGGTATTTCCTCGAAGTAGTCTCCTTGAATTACTTCTCTCTTGTCACTAAAAGGTTTTCTTCGAGTAACAGTTTTGCCACCATCAGGTGACTCATAGATGTACTTTTCTTTTTCCATAAGTGGATAGTCCTCTTCAAATGTGCCGTCTAGAATTGATGCAGCTAGACTCCATGCATTAACCATAACAAAATAGGAAATCGTTTACCAAACTTTCTGCCTTTTCTTTACCAAACTTGCCTGCAAGATAACCTCCTACTGGATCTAGTTTGGTCATGTAAGCGTCAAAGTCAGTGTATGTACTGGTGTCTGTTCCTGTAGGTTTCTCTAATTCTATCATATCCTTATACTTTGTCAAGTATTGACCAAACATATCTAAATGTTCATCTACCTTATCGAAGGTGGTATATCTGACAAAGATATTTTCAGAAAAGTGATTACCCATTTCAAAGAATCTATAATCCTTTTCTGCCTTGGGTAAACCTTCTACCGAGAAAAGATATTTTTCTACAGGATGTTGAAAGTCAAATACAATAATGACTCTCTTCTCTGTGAATCCCATCAAATCCATTCCAAAACAAGGCAGATTACTACCTGTCTTAGGATAGATTATCGTATTGTAGATACATGATTTATCACTCCATATATCTACCTCTCTAGACTTAATAAAGTATGGGTTGGTATAGGTTCTAGCAGTTAAGTTAGTACCTTTACCTTCCCAACAAGCCCACTCGGACTCAAACTTTAGGTCTGGAAATGTTTTATACAGAAGGGACTTGTAGTTCTTCCATAGGTTCATCAGGTGTCTCTCCTCCAAAGTTTACATCAGCATCAACCTTATCATATAGATCAAGGAAGGCCTGTTTAGTTTCATCATCAAAGCGATTGAC